ATAACCTACTTGAAATATGGGATATGAGATTAGATAAAAGCGATACCGAGTTTACAATAGATTTTTAATTAAATTATTATATATACAATTATGAAAATACAAAACGAGCTAATCCTAGCAAGGATAAAAGGTTGTTTAGAAGATTTAAAAGAGTTTCACCAAAACACATTTGAAACTTGGCAAGATGATAGCCTAAAAGATAAAGAGATACTAAGTGGAGAAGATATAGGCGATTATATAATGGGCTATGAAATGGAGAGAATAGAGGACGCCTGCTATCTAGCTGGTAAAATTGACGCTTATAGCGATGTCATAGAGATATTAACTAGCAAGACCATTAAAGATTTAGCAAGAGATTTAGCAGATGTTAGCAAAATGTCATATCAAGAATATGATGATTTAAAATCAATAGGAATGATACAATGATTACATATAAAAAACCATATTCACTTGAGCCAGAAGTCTTTAAAGAGATAAGCCACTATCAAGCCTTACTAGATTATATTAACTACCTACACGCTTGTGCAAGGAGAGGTACAGACTTGACGGAAGCCAAGTCATTCAAGCAATGGTTAGACACAGAGATTTAAATTATCACAAAACATATAATGGATATACATAAAACAAAGGGGATATACAAACTTGATGATTACAACAAGTTACAAACAGAAAGATGGAATCACGATTACGGCTTGGCTAGAGAATGGGGAAAACCAGAACCACAACTAGCCATATATTTAATGAAACCAAATTGTCATTATGGGTATGTAGTTGAATATAATCAAAAGTATGCAAGGTGGTTTAAGACTAAGACAAAAATGCTAGATTGGATTATGAAAGAGTGTGTAAGGCTAACCAAAGAGTTAGACAAGGAATACAACGCCACGATGGTAAACAGTTTAGAGGACTTAATAAACTTATGGGGAAATATGGGTAGGCTTTATGTTGAAACATTTAACCAATGGCAACTGATACTCGAAAAGGATAGCGAGTTTATAACTAAATATAACTTATTACCATTTTAATTAATTAAACAAAAATATGATTACAAGCACAGAGATAACGAAAGTATTAGAGAAACAAGGTTACAAGGTAACTAAACAAGCCGTCAAGAATTGGGTCAACAGATCCAGAATTGACGCCGTAAAGATAGATAATTCTTTACTGTATGAATTAGATGATGTACTGCTATTCATTCAAAAGAGATGTAAGCTATCTAGAGAGCAGATAGAATCAGAGTTAAAAGAGATTAGAACTGTTATCCTCTAATTACTAAGACTTGAAACACTACACGGCTGAAATATGCCGTGTTTTGTTATACCTACAATATAAACAGCACCATAACAACAATAAAATGACCATTATTTATGGTATAATATATATAGAAGTAAATCAGACGGGCTACAAGGTACATACAACACGCAACTAGTCCCATAAAGTATTACAGCACTTCAAGGACATAAAAGCCCTACAATCCGCCGTATAAGACCCTACAAGACCATCTTTCACTTATTCCTTTCATATCAATATCATATATTACCTACTAGATACTCATAGGTTATACTTCACAGTAGGTCATGCACTCATTTAAGCCCCTGTACTAAGGGATAGGACACCTCGTACCCCTGATTATCATTAGAATAAGCAAGGACACAAACAGGGTTAGGGTATATTGTAAACAGATTTCTCTCAAAATTACCCCATATGTGGATAACTATGTGGATAACTTTTACTTATTAGGCGTAATATGCTTTTATAACAAGGTATTTACTAGTATATATTAAAGCAGACAGAGTATAATGTCGATTATACTCGGTGATATATGTACCATAGTATTACTTATCGGTCTATCTTCTATGCTTATATAGTATTAGTGATGGCAACTACCCTCCGCAGGGAGAATAACGAATTAGCGCCCTTTCATTGTTTTGGGTATAGTAACACTATTACTAATACTATGGGGGCATACCCCTGTTGATTATCCTAGTACCCCTTGTTTTTGGAGGGGGTAGGTATGCAAAACCCATTGTCAGAACCCCAGAAAAGGGGGGTACACGGGTACAGTACTTTCGTGAATAGGTAAAGTGGCGTAGAAACTTCCCCGCTAGATACACCCCCGTAATTTTTTAAAAAGCAAAACCCTATTAGGTACTTAGGGGGTGGGAGATAGGAGGTAGGGATAAATTTTTTAATAATACTACGAAGTAGGATAATTTTTTATTTTCTTTTCGGCGAGATGGGCCAGCCGTAAGGTTGTCAGTTCTGAATAGGATATGGCGGGCCACAGGCCACCTAGATGTGGTGGTAGGTGGAAGCGACTACAGTCAGTGTCAAATGTGGTATAATGGGTGGTGGGTGACAGTAAGTGAGTACAAACGCTGGTCTACTAAGAATGGGGTGTGTGAATATGCACCAAGCCCTTTAACCAATAAGTAACGGAGGAGTACAAGGCCGTGGCTAGGTAGCACCCACACTGAGTAATAAAGTTGTACGATATAGGGATAATGTTGGAATATCGTTGTTTTAAAATATGGTATAATATGTTTACTAAAAAGTGGTTTGGGAGCTAGGGCAGTTCCCAGTCTATTTGAACTGGCTGTGTAGCAAAGAAAAGTGCAGAACTTGCACGTTGCTATACACTCTGAAGAAGAGAAGGAGTAAGTTTATTGGCCTACCCGAAAGCGACGCTGGAGGTTGGGACAGTATATAAATCCTAGTGAAGAGCTAGGTGGATGGTAGCTACATCCTAAAAAGAGATATATCTAGGTTTAAAAGCGACACTGCGTTCGTGTAGTTAAAGCCGTAATAGTTATTTATGTTTCAATCCTAATACAAGGAGATTGACCGTATACCGAAGCTCAGCAAAAGGTTTGGCCCAGGATATTAGGTTAAAACGTAAGTAACTAAGAAGAACTAGGGGAGCCGTAAGGCGATATAGAAGCAAACATACTGAGGGCAAACGTAACATTTTACCGATTAGCTACAGTGGAAACCATTATACATGAGGTGGTTAAATACCCTGAATCTTTATGGAGAAGGACGTGGGTCATTCCTTATAACGATGGTGCATGGGTGGTTGGTGAGTGCGGAGGTAAGTACGGATGTTTGTTGGATAAAGGTGGTAATATAGTCCTTTTATTCGATAAGGAGGAGCTTGCATATTAGAATTTAGTGTGTTATAATAACAATAAGGCAGGGTAGTAATATAAGATACTACTCAATGTTAGAAGGATATAGAATAAAGGCATTTGTTCCCGCTGGCAGAAAGCGAACCCTGGAGATACTCTTCAGATATTTTCAAAGAAACAGACATATTATAGACGAGGTAATGTTATGGCAGAATACTCCTTGTAAGGAGTATGTTGATTATTTGTATGAAATGGAGAAGAAGGACTTACTATTTCAGGTCTATACGCTACCAAAAGAGCACACATTTTTTTATAGAGACTTAAAAGAGGACCAATTGGGGGTTAAGTGGGGTGATAAGACGGTAGATTTTCCGGTTAATAAGTATGGAGACGTAAACTTTGGGCCTATTCAGTGGAATACTGGGAGGTTTTTTGAATACTGTGTGGAGAATAAGACTATTTACATAAGGTTTGACGACGATGTTGTTTACTTAGAGGACGATTATATTCCTAAAATTGTTAATTTCAGACTCAGACACCCTGAGTATTTCTTGGTATTTGGTAATATTTGGAACAATGCTGTTATTAGCTGGATTCATCAGCAAGAGGGACGCATAGGAAACGAGGCTGGTACTGTTGCAGAGCCTGAGTGTATGGATATGGTAGGTTGGGGTAGTGGAGAGTTCGGTGAGTATATACACGAGATTCTTTTAAAGTCTATAGAAGAGGGTAAATCAATGGATTTTAATGGGACGGCGTACCACAAGAGCCTAGAATGGATGGGTGAGGGCTACGAAATGACAGACGGAAAGAGATTTTCTATTAGTAATTTTGCATTCTTTGGCGAGGACTTTAAGAAGTTTAGGGGTAAGTTCCCTGATTTAGACGAAGAGAAATTCCTAACAGAAGTATACCCAGTGGCAAACGGTAAGAGGAGTGTAATTTGTAATGCCCTCGTATCACATTTTACATTCTCTCCTTACCAGAAGAAATATATTATGGAGAACACAGACTTACTTAAAAGGTATTTAGACCTTAGTAAGAAGAAGTATCAAGAAGGATACTATAATATGTTAAACACCCACGATGATTAGTTATTTTAATTTTTTATAATAAATATAATGTTAGAGAAGAAGATACTCTGTACGGGGTCGAACGGGTTCGTCCCAAGTTATGTGGTAGGTGAGTTACACGATAGGGGTTACTACGTTGTTGGTTTACAGAGGAGTCAAAGAACAGTTAAAGGGTTAACTAAAAGAGAAATCCCCGATGAAATATACTACGGAGACGTAAGAGATGAAGCGTTAATGTACAAATTAGTTGAACAGGTGGATGGGGTTATTCATTTGGCCGCTATTCTTGGAACTAAACACCAAGAGAACGTCTGGCCATGGTATGAGAACAATGTTAAAGGATTATTAAACGCACTAGAACCTTGTAAGATATTTGATGTTCCTATTGTTTATATATCGGTGGGCAATTTCTTTGAACATAACAATTACTCAAATACTAAAATGGCTGCTGAGAGGGAGATAATGAAATATTCTAAGTACCTAGGAGTAAGGGGTGGAGTTGTAAGAGCCTTAAACGCAGTAGGGCCAAGACAAAAGGTTAAGAATACAGGAAAGATAATGGCTACGTTTATTACTCAGGCATTAAAGAATGAGCCTATTACGGTTTACGGTGGTAAGGATAACTGTTCTAAAATGGATGTGGTTTACGCAGGAGACGTTGCGAAGGTTTTAGTTGAAACACTGGAAAGAATTAGTGATGGTACGTTTGCTCCAGCTACTAAGGTAGAGGCTGGAACTGGGCTTGCTCCAACCGTATATGAGATTGCACAAATTGTTATAAATGCTTGTGATAGCAAGAGTGAGATTGTTGAAGTCCCTATGAGAGACGGGGAAACTCCAGGGTCTACAGTTGTAGCTGATAATCCATTCCCTATTAAGGGTGGGTATAAGTCGTTGGCGGATGTGATTAAAGAAACGGTTGAGTTTTATAAGAAGTATGAAGAATAAACTAGAGGTATTAAAGTTTTGGTTGGTAGTTATATACGCCTACATATTCAGGTATGGTTCAAGGCATAAAGTAGTAAGAGGATATAATGAGGCTATGTGGGTCTCTAAGATATTTAAGAGGCCTAGTGGGTATAGAGTGATGGTTTTGAAATTTAAGAACAGAGATGAACAAACCCGGTTACTAAAGGTTTTTTATAGGAATAGTAATATATACACATTAAAGTTTGTTAGATAATTTAAACTGCCTAAAGTAATGGAAGATACGAGGGAGGCTAGGATACTGATTTGGGATATAGAAACGAGCCCAATGATTTCGTATAACTGGAGTGCCTACGAGAGTAATGCACTTGAGGTTATAGAAGAGTCTCAGATACTATGTTTTGCTTATAAATGGTTGGGTGATAGAAAGGTTAAAGTTGTCGCACAAGACGATTTTGTAGGATATAAGAAGGGCGAAATGAACGATAAGCAAGTGGTAATGGCCATTCATAAACTGTTTGATGAGGCCGATATTATTGTCGGTCACAATTCGGATTCCTTTGATAATAAAACGGCTCAGTCAAGAATGATGGTATGGGGATTAACACCACCAAGTCCGTATAAACAGATAGACACTAAAAAGGTGCTCAAGAAGTACGGAAGATTTAGTAAAAATAATCTGAACAATATTTGTACACAGTTCGGGTTTGGAGGAAAGATGGAACATGAGGGGTGGGCGTTGTGGAAAAAGGTCTTAATGGGTGAGAAGAAGGCGTGGAAGACAATGAAAGAATATAATAAGAAAGACGTTGAGCTTGAAGAGAAGTTGTATCTAAGGTTAAGGCCTTGGATACAGAATCATCCATCAGTTGCTTTAATTGGAGATATGCCTGAGGCGTGTCCTAAGTGCGCAGGTGAGAAGTTTAGACGTGGTGGGTTCACTTATACACAAACAGGTAGAAGAAAGAGATATCAGTGTCTAAGTTGCGGTGGATGGGTTAGTGGAAGATTAATTGGTGGTGAGAAACCAGACTATATAAATTAATATTTACTCTAATGGAAATTAAAACGGGAAAGGTTAGAATTGATAGCGGTTTGGACTTTAAAACTCACGACGTTGTTTGGGACTGGGAGAGTCTGGAGCATCAGATAGTTGTTTACGACGCAGAAACTGAAGAAGAATTATTTATTATAGAGTTTCAGGAGTTGTTAGCACTAACGGTTGGGCTTAAAGCAGTAAAGAAAGAGTGGGAAGATTCAATTAAAAGACTTGGATATAATGAAAGGTAAAATACCTCAGGTTCCTAGGTTTATAGAGATAATAGAGGGTTTGGGGCTACTGCCATACCCAGTTCCAGAATGGTTTAACCTAGACAACATAGAGGAACTTAATTGTAGAGGGGATAATAGGGTTGAGTGGGTTTGTAAACACGGTGTAGGACATACCGTGCAGGGGCCTACTGACAATTTCGTACATGGTTGTGACTTGTGTTGTAATAAGCTAATTAAGAAGTGTAGGTTAAAGGGTGAGATTGTAAAGGTGGAAACGAAAGATATAGATAATAAAACAGTTCAAGTATTTTATCAGTTAGTATGACAGACAAAACATATAAGCCACATAAGTATCAGGCCGAGTTTCATAAGTCCTCTGCTAGATTTCGCTGTTTAATAGCGGGTCGTCGTGGAGGAAAAACTTTAGCGGGGACTATCGAATCCTTGTATTATGCAGATAAGATGGCAGTGATAAAGGGTAGGCCAATAAAGGGGTGGATTATAGCTCCTACTTATCCAATGCTAAAAGATATTAACATCCCGACGATAATGGAGTGGATTCCTCAGAGTGCTGTTAAGGAATGGAATAAACAAGACCATAGACTAATACTTACTAATAACTCAGAGATAACTTTTAGGTCTGGAGAAGACCCTGATAAACTGAGAGGTATTGGACTTGACTGGTTATGGTTAGACGAAGCGTGTTTTATGAGTAAAATGGTATGGGATGTTATTTACCCGGCGTTGTCTGACAAGGTGGGTGATGCTTGGATTACTACAACACCACAAGGATACGACTGGGTTTATAATGAGTTCTACAAAAGGGCTAAGGAGGGAGACCCAGACTATAATGCTTGGCAATACAGAACGATAGATAACCCATACATTCCTCAAGAAGTTGTTGAGAAGGCTAGGAATACAATGACAGACGTTATGTTTAGGCAAGAGTACCTGGCTTCATTCGAGAAACTAACAGGACTCGTCTATCCGGACTTTGATGAGAAAGACCATGTTGCAGATAGTGTAGAGGGGGACAGAGACGACCTATACTTCGTTGGAATTGATGTTGGTTACACGAACCCTACTGCTGTTGTACTTGTGAGAGAGACTGCTGACCATATTATGTACATAGTTGATGAATACTACGAGACAGGTAAGACCGTTAAAGAGGTCGCAGACGCTATAAAGCAGATGGTAGGTACTAAGAGGATTGAAATGTATATTGTTGACCCTGCGTCTAAGGCTACTCACCAAGAAACGGGTACAGACGTTAGCGTAGAGCAGTTATTTCACGAGAACGGTATTCCTGTTACTCCTGGTAATAATGATGTAAGGGCTGGTATAGACTATGTTACGCAATTGTTACGAAAGGATGAGGCACTAGGTAGGTCGAGACTACAGGTATTAGGTAAGTGTAAGAATGTCATTCGCGAGTTCCAGAACTACTCATGGCCTAAGTATAAAGAGGGAAGTTTAAACAACAAGAAAGAGAAGCCAGAGAAGGCCTTTGACCACTCGTTAGATGCTGTTAGGTATGTGGTTATGAGTAGACCAGATTGGTTTGAGAGGGTACAGAGAGACCAGGGTGGTAGATTAACTACCGAACAGGGTGCTTTGTTGAGTGAGTACGAGGATAACGATGATGACGACAGTTTTACTATTGATTACGAAAACGACGACGCTGTTCTGTAAAGATAGCCTTATTTTTATGGTATAATATAGATATGACAGAGGTTATTGTGGTGAGTATTTCTTTAATAGCTCTTGGGGCAGTCGGTGGGTTGGTGTATTTGGGTGCGGTTATGCTGAAAAATGACAGGGCTGAGAGAGAAATGCTTGTTAAAATGATGAAGTCGAAAGACCTCCAGGAGTTTGAGTATATAACGGTTGACGCTAACGCTAAGCCAGATAAGGGAGAAATAGCTGAGGAGGATTCTAATCTGGTTGATTTAGATAGAATGCCTGATCTAAAGTAAATTACGAGGGAAAGTAATTTAACTGCCCGTTGTGTGAAGAAAAAAGAATTAGATAAGAAGTTAGAGAACGATAACTTGGTTGAAAAGGAATCTAAGTATTTCAATGAATCAAGGAATGCAAGGTCGTCTAGTGTAGAGAAGCAATGGATGATTAACATGGCTTACTACAAGGGATGGCAAAATCTCAAGTATGATATTAAGAATGGTAGTTTAACTTGGAACGAACAAGACCCATTAAAGTTCTATGTAAACCTGATTTACATGACTGTTCGTGCTGTACGAAATGCAGTATTAAAGGCTCAACCAGTTTGGGATGTTGATGCTAGACCTTATGTAGAGGACCAAGAGGAATCATTAAAAACACTCGGTCAGTTCTTAGGAAATCAGTATGATGTTCTTGGAATGCCTTATAAGGTTAAAGAAGCCCTTACTTATGGGTTAATATACGGACTCGGAGTATTTCAGTATGGTTATGATAAAGACATTGGTATGTGGGTAGAAACGCTTGACCCGTTTGACACCTACTTCGACCCAGTAGCTACTAGTATAGAAGATTCCCGATTTGTTATTAAGGTTATAAGAAAATCTGTAGAAGAGATTAAGGCTAATCCTGTTTATAAAAATACAGAAGAACTAAAGGGTGATAAGAGAGTAAGTGAGAGCCCTTATAAAGAGCAATTGTATACTAAGGCACAGGATAGTAGTGGGTCAGACACTTGTCTATTGCACGAGATGTGGGTAAAGACTGATAAAGGAATAGAGGTCTTGGCTGTGGTGGGAAAAGAAGTTATTAGAAACGAAGTAACAGACTTAGATAAGCTACCTTTCATACTTTACCAACCGGATGTTAATCCTCACGAAATTTATTCGGAAGGTTGGGTTAAGAACTTAGTTCCACTGAACAAAGCTATTAATCAGTTAGAGAGAAACGTCCTAGAGTTTAATAATATATTCTCTAAGGGTAAGTATTTAATGGACAAGGGAGCTAAGGTTAAAGCCATTACTAACGAGAACGGACAGATTATAAAAGTTACTAGAGGTTATCGATTTGAGCAAATGGATATTAAACCAATGAGTTCTACTCCGTTTAATCAAATTGCTAACTTACAGAGATATATGCAAGACATTGGTGCTGCACAGGAAGCGTTACTTGGTAGGGCTCCTACAGGGGTTTCTGCTGCTAAGGCTTTTGAGGAATTAGTTGCCAATGCTTATGTTAACTTCGCAGATTTGGCTGATAACTTAGTCATCACGTTAGAGAAGTTGGGTACGGCCGCTTTAGAAATGGGAAGTAAATACTTAAACTTGGTTTACGACTTCAAGACTACAAACCTTAAAGGGGAGAAGGAAATAAAAATGGTTACAGGAATGGAGGGCCCAGACGATATGGAAGGTGTTGTAAAGATTCCTTCTAAGGCAACAGTCAAGGTGGTTATTAACTCTGGGGTTGCTTATACAAAAGCAGGAAAGCAAGATATCGTGTTTAGATTAAGAAGTACAATGGATATTGATAGAAGGACCATGTTAGACACTATTGGTTTCGATTCAGATACAGTAGAGGAAAGATTACAACAAGAGAAAATGGCTGAAATGCAAATGCAGGCAGAGGCTCAAATAGCTATGCAACCTCCTATGCCACCTCAGGGGGCTCCTGAAGGCGCTACACAGGGACAGGGAGCTACTAATGAATTATCAGATCAAGCGATTCAGTTTGTACAGGAATTAGAAGCACAGGGATTGAAACTTGGTGAAGAGTTTATGCAGGACCCAGCGTTGATAGAACAATTAGCTAGTGGACAGCTAGAGTACCATGTTATGGAAGACGGTACGGTCATGTCAGGACCAGAGATGTAGGCAAAGTGTAGGCAGTAGATTCCCTCGGTTTACTGCTTACACCTTGGCTATATGCCATGATAATTTTAGACGAAAGTCGTTAAATGGACGAGGATACAAACGTAGTGTCTCAAGTGGACACAACAGAAGAGAACACTTCTGAGGTTTCGGAAACCGAAAGTCAATCAGCTACAGAAGCTCAAGCCACGACAGAGAAGTCGGTAAAACCCGCAGAGGCCGAAGAGAGTCTTACTAGTTCAAAAGAACAAGGTAAAACAAATTCTGTTCCTTATGACAGATTCAAGGAAGTTAATTCCAAGATGAAGGAATACGAACAGGATGCTCTTTTATTTAGACAGATGCAGCAAAATCCACAACTTGCTCAGGCTGTTCTTAAAAATGTAAGGTATGAGGAACCAGACCCAATGACCACAGAAGCAGACAAAAAACTGCGAGAAATGGGTTATGTAAGGAGTGAAGACGTGTCAAGTATGATTTC